AAAAATTCATTACCGAATCTACCAGTTAATCTGTCGTTGATTTCTATTGATGTAATATTACTAAATACAACACCAGAATCTCTGACAAATAAGACCTTACCTTCTTTTGTACGCTTCTGCTTAAATGCACCTTCACCACGATAACCTTTATTATCAAATGGTATTGCAGTTCCAGTCTTGCTATTTATACCAAGTAATACATCAACTACAGAAACAGCATCATTGTAACGCTCTTCAATACTCTTACCTGATCCAGCTGTCTCAGCAAATACGGCTAATGTAGCACCAAGCATTTCTCTAGCTTTATCTGTACTTGACTCATCCATAACATCTTCTAAAGAGTCAGCTCCTAATACTTTAGCTAGCTTCTTCTCAAAAAATGGTAGTAGTTTTTCATCAAGACCTTTGACTTCAGTACCTCTAGCTTGTGCTAATCCCTGTAAGTCTTTCATGATAAAACCTATTTCTTGCTGGTCATCATTATAATCTACAGCCCATGTCATGTATGTAGCCATCAGATCACCATTTCTGTATGCTTGTAGAAGAGTAGAATTAAATGTATTCTCATCTACATTGTCTGCATCATATCCGATTAGTGTAGCAAATGCTTCTCTTGCATATTTGTTACCATTTGTTTTCTGCCAGTCAGAATAAAACTCTTGTTTAATACTTCTGTCAGGATTAAAATATGAACCATTAGCAAGCTTGTCTATATATGGTTTAGCCTCAGCTTGTAGTCTACGATCATTTACATGTTCGATTGCTTTTGTATTGTCGCTGTCAGCTTTCTCCCAAGCTTCACGTAATCCAATTAAAAAATTAGGATGTTTACCTATGATACGATTATGTTTTGCTTTTTTATTACCAGTAGCACCAGTAATTTCATAACCATGTTCGTTGTTCTCATCTATACCTAGTACTACTTTTTTGAATTTTATCCAACCAGCTTCACCAGCAAATCGACTATCACCTACAAGGCTTTCTGCCCACGCATAAAACTCATCTGCTTTATTTAGAGTTACCTTTCGACTGTATACACCTTCTCTGTTTTTTACAGGTAGTGCATATACATTATTCTGTACAGTTTTCCAGACAGCTTGTGCTTCTTTATAGTTATTAGCTTCTAGAGCAGCTTCGATCTGATTTAATCCACCATCAATGACAGCTGTACGATCCATAAACTGTTGCTCAAGAGATAGCTGTGACTCTTTTACAAGTCCTTTCTGTCTAAATAACTCTTGTATTTTAAAACCAGTCTCAGACTTAGGATTGATACCTAGTCTATTTAGTATTTGTACAGCTCTAGTCTGGTATAATCTAGTCGCTGTAAACTTATCAATATCACCTTCGACAGACGCAAGCATGTCTTGCTCTATACTATCAAAGTTAGTCTTGATATCATTAAAAAGTAATTTTTGTAGAACTGGGTTACGAGTCTTCATAACCTGTCCCATATAGTCAAACTCTTGTTCAGCTTCTAAGTCTCCACCTAGTGCCTGCTCAACTAATTTACTTTGTTGGTTAGCAGCGTCATCTAATGCACTGCTTTGTCCAACTCTGTTATAAGTATATTTAATCTTATCAAGTGTACCATCAGACGCTAGAGTATTAAACTCGTCTATAGCATTTGTTGTTGCTATATAGTCTTCTGTGCTCTGTGCTAAGGATTGAAAGTTCTTAGCTAGTGTAGGGCTAAGTCTGCCCCACACTCCAGCTAATCTATCATACTCTGCTGCTTGATCTTTATAAGATTTAATCTGAACTTCTGCATTTGTCTTTAAAGCATTCATACGTGCTTTATAAGGTGCATCAGTTTCAAGCTTATATACTTCTTCGGCATTCTGTTGCATAAGCTTGTTACGCCTAGTCATGCCTGCTATCTGTGTATTGTCAAGCTCTTTTTGTACACGAGCCTGCTCTCTTAATGCGTCGGTTGTAGTTTTCGATTGCTGTTGTATAGCACTTATGCCTGCTCTCGATAATTGTGTACCCCCGAACCTACCACCTTTGGCGTACCGTTGTGGTTTTTCTGTTCTTCTTACCATTATACATTAGGAGTAATGTTACTAACTATCTGTGATGCCATCCCTGCGAGACTAGATATACTTGAACCCCATACTTGTGCTGATGCAGATGATGGAGATATCATAGCTCCAGCTACTGGCTCAGGACCAAAGTCATAATCTTCATATACTCTTGGGTACATAAATGTTGACATAGGTGTTGGTAATGGTTGTACAGGCATAGGTAATACACCCGGATCTAGCATCTTAGTTGCATAAGCATTTAAGTCAGCTACTGTTCTATCTTGTTTAATATTACGTATTGCACTTTCAGATGCAGTCGTAGCGTTTTGTAATGAGAGATCTAATAATGTTAAAGCTGTTGCTGTTTTCAGTGTTGCTACACTTCTAGCTTTTGCTACTGATCTACCAGTTTGCCCTCTTGCTCGTATCTCACCTTCGGCTAGAATACCATCAATGTAGGCTGTGTTTTGTTCATATCGTTTTTCAGCTTGTATCTCTGATAACTGCTGACGCTCATCCATTCTAGCTGATCTTTCTTGCAAAGCATTAAGACCTAACTGACTTTGAAATATAGCGTTAGACTTATCATACATACGTTCATTCGTATCTTGCTGTTTGTTACGTATCTGTAACTGATAATTATATTGTCTAGCAGCTGAGGCATCTTTGAACCCTGCGAGTTGTCCTTCTTGCCTAGCTCTTTCTTCTATCTCTTTTACTTTAAATTCACGATCGGCAAGCATTTTCTCCTTGTCCATCGCCCATCTTTCTTTGTTGTATTCGTGTTGAGCTGCTGTAGCGTTGTTTCGCTCTTGCTGTGCAGACTTTGCTGCATTAGCTTGTTTGTTAGCTCCGTATATACCAACGGCTGCTCCAACTATGGGAGCTATAATCCCAAACATTAAGTCCTCCTGTAAAATCTAGGTGAGTATATCCCTTCCCACATCATAGAGTTTAGAGAGACTGGGAATGGTGAATCGTTAAATAACCGTACTGTAAAGTTATCTGTTTTTTGGTGTATTGGTAGTGTAAATATAGAATGATCTACCACAGCAATATCATTAGCTAGATATTGGTCAGCCATAACAACAGGGTTTAAGTTATACCACTCATCAAGATATATAAGTATCTTAACATTATTACCCGGTGCAGAACTGAATGTAATCTTTGGTAGTGCACCAGTTCTATCAACTGTAAATGCTGTAGTTACCACATTATCTAATTTAACTTTAATCTGGTCATCATCTACATAGTTTATATCATCGTTAATCCATTGAAAGACTGTAGTAGATCCATCACCTGTATACTCTTTTTTACCCTGACGTATACCTTTAGACTTAAGTTTAAAACCCATAACTCCTGATAATCCTACAGCAAATCTCATACGAGCTATTGTAAGATTAGCAGTAAAGTCACTACGTTTCATATCATCATCTACTTTATAGTATGTCTTAGGTAGTATTACATCAAAGTCATACTTATATCCTACAACAACATCATTCTGTACACTTCTAAGATCTTTAAATGGTACTTTAAAATATGTATTACCACTTTCTACTACACGCTCTGGAGATATAGTAAATCCAGATTCAATAAACTGACCTGTAGCTGTAGTACCTTTAATGACTATCACAGGTGTCAGGTTAGTAGCATCATTGTATGGTATAAAACATTTACTAAAGTTACCAGCTGTGTCAAATGTAACAGAGCTAGCTGTAGCATATAGATCTATACATGGGTTTAGTTTTTGACCATCGTTGTTAACAATAATAGCGTCGTCAGGACTCTGACTTAAACTAGCTTTGCTAAGTGTAAACTGTCCGCCCTGTTTTGTTACAGCATAAAATTCATCAGAATCTGCTGCTATAGTTTGTACATTACCGGGTGCAAGCCAGTTAAACCATGTTTGTAGTTTAATTTCTTTACCTTCTGTATAAGATCTAAAGAAATAAATATATCTTGTACTCTGTCCTGAGAACGTAATAAACTGATTCTGGGGACTAGCTATCATAGTATCTATTGTAGCTGGAACCCACTCATTTACAACTCTACCAATGTCAACTACTTGTGGGTTTTCATTTTCTCCACGTGTGACCATACCAAAGACTCTAGTGTAACTAGGTGTCTTACTAATAAAGTTGATTGTAGTACCAGTATCAACAGGATCAATAACTGTATCCATTTCATAGTTAGCTATAGCACGTATAACTGTTTTAGTCGGTGTTAGTATACCATCAGCAGCTCCCATAAGAAACTGTTGGTTAGCACTAAATAGTACTAGACCCTGAGTAGACGGTAGTACACTATGAAGTGCAACTGGTTTAATCGTACTAGCACTTAAATCAATAGGGTCTGCATCAGTAACTGTCTGTGCAGATGTATGATACATATTAAAAAAGTCACCTGATTGACTCATAGATACAGAGTCATCAGCTAGAAAACCTAATCTATTGTTATGAAAAAATGACTGTTGTATCTTACGACCTACAAAAGATGGATGAGAGTTGGTTTCATCATCACCTACAGCTCGAGCAACCCATGTTACACGTTGAAATGTAAAATTATTAACACTATTGTTAACTAACTCGTGAGTCATAGTTGCCGCATCTAACCCTGTAGACATGCCGTGACCTAAAGCTTCTGTATAGTAGCCGGGTCCAGATGTGCTGTTAGTTGCAACAAATTTTAAAAAGTAACTAGACGTTAACGCACCAGCATTTATAATTTTAACTATGTGGTTATGTACTGACTCTGTAGGTAGATCTCCTAGTGTAGGTACTGAGTCTTGAAACACCTCTAGCTGTGTACCATATATACCACCTGTACCTGTTAAGGTAAATGATGCACCACGTGTTATGTGTAGACTGTCTTTAAGTTTAGTTACTGTTAAAGATGGAGACGTTATACTTAAACCCTCTATTCTACTTTTAAGTTCAGTTAAAACATCATCGTAAGTAGCATCATTAGGAGAAGTGTACTCAGATATAGCTTGACCAGCTACACTTACATTATACTTAGTAGCAGAAGATACACCTGTTAATTTGATTGTACCTTGCCTGTTAGCATTAAATGTAGGGTCAGCTGTCTTGTTAGCTGTTACAGTTTTGTTTGTTATAAATGATTTATCTTGTACAGTCATGACATCATAATCTGTACGTCCTCCTGTAAGGTATGCCTGTGCCCCTGTACCGTACGTAACAGTACATGCGGCAAAGGTAGCAGCATTCCATATTGCAATCGCTCCTGTAGAGCCTCCTGATGCTGGTGTAATGCAACCTATATATTTTTCTGTATCGGTTCTAGATATAAAGAACCACTTTGAGTTGTCGTATGTAGTGCCTGTACCTAGATTTCCTATGTGTTGAAACCCCGGTCTTTTAGTAAGACCGAAGGTTGGATCAGGATAGCCGTTAATACACTCCTCGACTTGACCGGGAAGTTTTTTATCATCTGACTGTCTAGATACTCCACCGAGATAGTTGTCAACTCGTTGAGTTACTGCTGGCATTATCGTTGTAAAGCGTGAAATGGTTGATAGCTTTGGTAGAAGTTCTGAGAGTCTTGTGGATGACCAAACATAGTAAACTGTCCTTGATTTGTCTCATACTCCATAGCCATAGCTCTGGATTGTGCTTCTTGTTGTTGTAGACGTGTGTATTGATCGTCGTCGCCTACTATTCTACTAGATGTTTGGGTAGCTGCTCTAGCTGTTATGTAATTTCTTATTGGTTCTGGTAAATCTATGTAGTCAAAATACCATACTACGTCACATTCAATAGGACTGTAAGTCCATTCGTATGTATGATTCTGTCTGTCATATAATTTACCACTTCTACGTATCGCATGGTAGGGTGAGTTCTGTGCGTTTTCTGTAAGTTTAATTTGTATTACATTATTTGGTATCAGTATTTCGTTGTTGTTATCTTTGTTAAATTCATAGTGATACTCTTTGTTAAAGGTCCAGCCCTCTGATTGTACCTCTCGTGACACCTGTAACAGTGTATCATAAGCAATCGCAACTTCCGGGTTGGTTTGATCGAGTGTAGTTACAGGAGCCTGACCACATGATGTGAGTATCTGGTTTATAGCTGGTAGCTCTTGTGTAGCATTTGTGGTTGGAAAAGGCATAATAAAAAAGGGGAGCCGAAGCTCCCGTATAAAAAATAAAAATTAAGCGTTAGCTGGGTATGTTGTACCGAATGCAGCATTACCTGTAGATCCGACAGCAGCACCAGCGATTAACTCAACGCAAGCGGCAGGGTTTAAAAAGTCTGCTCCCATTGCGAGTCTACCTAGGATTACATCACCTTGGTACACAACACTAACGTCGCCAGAAGTAATCTGAACCTGTGGTCCGATTGACTCTACAACACCGGCTCCTTCCTTTTGGAAGATAAGTCCGCAGCTGTTAGCGAAGTCAGATGAGTTACCGTAGTTGTTGTTGATACCAGTTACAGAAGCTCTACCGTCTTCAGCTGTTTCACCAACGAATGATCCTACGTTTCCGGGGCTTGTTACACCGGGGTTAGTTGCAGATGCAGAGCCATACTTAGTACCATATGAACCAAAGAATGGAATGTTCATTGACTTGTAGATCTTGATGCCTGCAATTTCAATGATACCGTTACCAGACTGTAAGGCTGTACCTTGTGTGTCTCTGTTGATAAGACCGTTAGAACCTACACCTTGTATAAGTTCGTAGTACTGTCTTGGGTTTAACACAGCAACACGTCCGTCTTGACTTACTCCTTTCTCGTCTAGAGCAGCAGCAGCATCATAGAAGGCTGCTATTAGGTTAGCTGGTACGTATGCGTCAGATGCTTGTGCAGTTGCACCAACTCTGATTTGTGTTCCGCCGGGCTCTACAAAG